AAACACTGGCTGGCGGGCAAAATCTAGGCGAAATCGACGACTTGAAATACTTCAACAACAAAATGGCTCGTGGCCTGCGTGTGCCCAGTAGCTATTTGCCCACTGGTCCAGACGACTCAGACCGTGCCATGAGTGACGGCAAAGTGGGCACAGCACTGATTCAAGAGTATAGGTTCAACCAGTATTGCGAACGACTACAAGCACTGATTGTGCAAAAACTAGACGACGAATTCAAGATGTTTATGAAATGGCGCGGGTTTAACATAGACTCGAGCCTGTTTAATTTGAAGTTTAACGCACCTCAAAACTTTGCCAGCTATCGTCAAAGCGAGTTGGATACCACACGTATTAGTGCGTTTACTCAGCTAGAACCCTTGCCTTACATGAGCAAACGTTTCTTGTTGCAACGTTTCTTGGGATTGACCGAAGAAGAAATCCAAGAAAACGAAGACATGTGGCGCGAAGAACGTGACGAACCAGAACTAGAAACCAATGCAGGACAAGACATGCGTAGTATTGGTATTACACCAGGTGCATTAGAAGCAGACGTCCAGACTGGCGAAGAAGTTGCAGGCATGGAACCAGTTGGGGCCGGGGCACCTCCTACCACCCCTGGTGCAGCACCGGGTGGTCCTGGCGGAGCAATGCCTGCGGGTGGCGTGGGCACCCCCGCAGTATAAATAACAACATGTTACTAAACGAATTCTTTCACAAAGATCCTGAAGCCTATCAAGATTTGTCGCAAGACAACAGTCAGCCGCAAGAAAGTGATCTTCGTAAAAGTCGTCTCACACTACGTCAACTCAACAAGCTGAGAAAAATGAATGATGTGAGAATGTATGAGTTCAAGGAAAAACTCAAACTGGTGCGTAAACAATATGCACCACCTCCTGCCCCGCCAGTGTAATAAACTTTACATTTATTGGCCATTTTACCCCCTTAAACCACGTCTTTTTCTCCTCGTGCGTAAATAACAGCACACTTTACCTATAGGAGTTTCCCATATGAACCGTTTTGAACAATTGATTGAATATGTAATCAATGACGAAGAGGCGAAAGCCCGCGAACTTTTCCACGACATTGTTGTGGAAAAAAGCCGTCAAATCTATGAAAATATCATGGCTGAAGAAGCTGAAGAAGAGCTAGACGAAGCTGCTGACGAAGAACTTGACGAAGGCGCTGACGAAGAGTTAGACGAAGCCATGGGCGGTGACGCCAGTGACGACCTAATCGACGACGTGGAAATGGAAGAAGAATCTGACATGAACATGGAAGCCGAAGGCGACGAAGAAATGGACATGTCCATGGACGATGGCGAAGAAGAATTTAGCATGGGTGCCGAAGAAGGTGGCAGCGAACCTGCTTCCAAAGACGACATCATGAATTTAGAAGACAAATTGGACCAACTAATGGCCGAATTTGAAGACCTCATGGGTGGAGACGACATGGGCGATGGCGACGGTTTTGGTCCTGATGAAGGCGGCGACGCCATTGAAATGGATGACACTGACGAAATGGAACCAGGCATGATGGAAGCTGTGAATTTAAAAGCAGCCCCAAAGCCAGTTACCAGTGAAGAAGGCGGCGTAAACAAAAAGTCTACCTATGCAGCCAACAGCGGACAAGCAGGCATGGCCAGCCGTCCAGTACACACTGGTGCCAACGAAGGTGGACATCATGACACATCTGCTTACAGCAACAACACCAAAGACTTGATTGGCAAAGTTGGTAACACACCTGCACAAGGCACACAAAAGCCTTCAGCAGCACCAAAGCCTAAAATGGGCGCCGGCAGCGAAGGTCAAAACAACAAGAGCCCACTTCCCGGCGGACGTAAGGGCTAATTAGATGTCATCTAGATACCTAAGAGAAGATTTAACTTTTAGCCAGGCAAACATTCAGGTCTTGGAAGAGTCTGATATGTCTGGTAAGAAGCATCTCTACCTCAAAGGCATTTGCATCGAAGGCGACAAGCGCAATGCAAATGAACGTATCTATCCCCGACATGAAATTATCAAGGCAGTAGAAACCATCAACGAACAGATCCACAGCGGTAACTCCGTGTTAGGTGAAGTGGACCATCCAGATGATCTAAAAATCAATTTAGATCGTGTGTGCCACACAGTTGAAGGCATGTGGATGGACGGACATGCTGGTTGCGGTAAGTTGAAGATATTGCCAACTCCCATGGGAGAATTGATTAAAACGCTGATCACGTCAGGTGTAAAACTTGGCGTCAGCAGTCGTGGCAGCGGTAACGTGGACGACAGAACAGGACATGTAAGTGACTTTGAAATTGTCACTATAGATGTGGTTGCACAACCCAGCGCACCCAATGCTTATCCAACAGCAATTTATGAAGGCCTTATGAACATGAAGCACGGTCATAAGCTGATGGAAATGGCACGGGAATCTGGCGAAAGCGACAAAGTACAGAGATACCTAAAGAATGAAGTTAAAAGACTCATTCAGGATCTCAAAATCTAAGGAGAACCAGGCATGTTTGATGCAATTAAACCCTTGCTTGATAGTGGCCTAATTAACGAAGACGTTAGTCAAGAACTCAACGAAGCTTGGGAATCAAAACTAAACGAAGCCCGTGAACAGGTACGCAGTGAACTCAGAGAAGAGTTTGCGCAACGCTATGAGCATGACAAGACAGTAATGGTAGAAGCCCTAGACAAGATGGTAACAGAAGGTTTGGCCGCAGAAATTGCGCAAGTGGCTGCTGAGAAGCAAGCACTTACGGAAGATCGCGTCAAGTTCCAACACAAGATGAAAGAATCAGCACAGAAGTTTAACGGCTTCTTGGTTTCTAAACTTGCAGAAGAAATTGGCGAATTGCGCAAAGACCGCAAAATGCACACTGAAGGAGTTGCAAAACTCGAAAACTTTGTGGTGCAAGCATTGGCACGTGAAATTACAGAATTCGCCAAAGACAAACGCGATGTCGTAGAGACAAAAGTGCGTCTGGTACGTGAAGCACGTGGCAAACTTGAACAGTTGAAGAGCCGTTTCGTAAAAGAATCTGCTCAGAAGATGAGTCAAGCTGTTAGTCGTCATCTAAAGGCTGAGTTGAATCAGTTACAAGAAGACATCAAAGTTGCTCGTGAGAACAATTTTGGTCGCAGAATCTTCGAAGCGTATGCAGCAGAGTTCGGTGCTACCCATCTCAATGAGAAGGCAGAAGTCCGTAAACTGTATGACATTATTGCTGAGAAAGATCAGAAATTGCGTAAAGCAATCGACATCACCCGTACTGCAAAGACCGTGGTGGAGTCAAAAGAACGTGAACTGCGTATGATCCGTGAATCTAATGAGCGCGAAAGCACCCTGGATGAATTGCTACGTCCCTTAAACAAGGAAAAGCAAGAAGTTATGCGTAATTTACTCGAAAGTGTTCAAACACCCCGTTTGAAAAATGCTTTTGAAAAGTATCTACCAGCAGTGTTGGAAGATAGATCTGTAAAAGCCCGTAAAGTAATTGCAGAATCTGTTACCTCAGTAACTGGTGATAAAACTACTGTTCCCAGTGTGTCGGAAGATCGCAGCAACGTGATTGACCTCAAGCGCCTGGCAGGTCTTTAATCTTAACAAGGAGACTTAAATGTCACAAGAACTATTAGAAAGTCGTTGGGGCGAAACCAAAGAGGCACTGTTAGAAGGTCTTAATGGAACTCGACGCAATAGCATGAATGTAATCCTAGAGAATACACGTCGCTATTTGAAAGAGAATGCAACAGCAGGTTCTACTGCTGCTGGTAACATTGCCACACTTAACCGTGTTATTCTGCCAGTGATTCGTCGTGTTATGCCTACCGTTATTGCTAACGAGTTGGTTGGCGTTCAGCCCATGACAGGTCCTGTTGGTCAAATCCACACCCTGCGTGTGCGTTATGCCAACTCATTGACAGACAATTCAGCAGCCGCTACTTCTGTATCAGCTGGTGAAGAAGCATTGAGCCCATTCAAAATTGCTCAAGCATACTCTACTGTGCCTGCAGGTACTACTACTGCTACCAGCTACACTGGTGGCAACACAGCTACCATGGAAGGTACTGGCGGTAAGCAAATTTCTGTCCAAATTTTGAAACAAGCCGTTGAAGCTCGCACACGTAAGTTGCAAGCTCGCTGGACATTTGAATCTGCACAAGACGCACAAGCCATGCATGGTATTGACGTTGAAGCAGAAATCATGGCAGC